CTCTTAGTGAAAACGCACCGAAATGCGTCAGCTTTTCTCAGGCGAATGAAACCAGCAAGACAGTGCGACCGCCGATTCGCACGATTTCACGAATGAGCGGGATAGTACCGTCAAGAGTGACGTTGGTCCCGGTATTTGCAGTGGGTAGCGCCTTGCCGTCAGCACCAACTGAAAGCTGGGCGTTGAGTACGAAGGGGGCCACGGCGCTGGCACTCACTTCAACAAGCAAGGAGCCACTGGTGGCCACAGAAGCTTGACGAGCGGTGCGAGGTTGAGACAGGGCTGTGGGAATGTAGGCCTGGTTCACACCTACAATCTTCCCATCAAACGCGGTCAGGTTGCCAGGGGCGCAAACTTTGTTTGCTCCGGCGTAGGTTGCGTAAGCAACAACTGCAAACTCAGGAATTTCAACGACTCCAGCCGTTCCACCTTGGTTGTCAGTAGCAGCGGTGAAAGTCTCCGCGTAACGAATGAATTGCTTACCGTAAACTGGTGCGATGTTCAAAGACATTTTGATATTTTCAAAGGGTTATTGGTTTTGTTGTTTCCTCTAGGACTTGTTTTTCACCTAGCTTAGTTATTCAGGTTTTACCCTGCTTCAGGTAAGAAGTTTTGACAATCCAGAGGGTCTAAAGCATAGTTTGAACTTAGCCGCATCTCCGACATTTCGGTCGAACTTAGGGAAGGAAAAACCAATCAACTGACAACCGGTAATTTCGTACTGAGCTCGCGTCCCTTGTTCACTTCCGTGGGAATGACGCATTGATAGAGCAATCGTGAAGGTATCTCTATGTTTTTCAGGGTCTTTGAAAGCGTCTACGCAATACGCAAGAAGATCTTTGTGAAAAATGGGGTCAAAGACCGACTCAATCGTTATAGGGTCGTAAGTAACTTCTGCTCCAAATCTGTGAGCAATTAGCTCGGATATCGCCGTGAAAGACCGGTCATAACGCATACTCCCGTCGTCTCGAGACAGAGAAATTTCTACTTGGGATTCAACAACTGGTTTTAGAATAGCCATAATGGTATGTTAGTGTGTGTTCGTCAACGGTAGTCGATTCGGCAGCGGCAGCGATCGTAGCACCGGCACTCTTGCCCCGGCATCGGCAGGGTTCCAAAGGGCTGCCACCCCATCTCCCCAAACTTTATGCAGTCAGGACAAGTTCTCCTGTCCAACACTGGCACTCGTCGCATCTCCCGGTAACCCTGCTCTTGTTTCACGTAGGAGTCACCAAGGTTGAAAAATGAGTAGGAAGGGTTTGCAAGGTAGCGAACGACTCTGGTAACAAGGCTCAGCCAAGACATTTTCGGCTTCGGTGGAAGTACCTCTTCGCCCCCTTCGTACATATCTTCAAGATCAATTTCCGAGAAATTTATGCGGTCGTCGCCGAGCATTAGGGTTCCGTCGTTTAAGGCTAGTTCAGTTTGGCTCAAGAATTCCAACAAAGGTGGGAGCATTTGCCCGGTCACAGTTCCCCAGGCCCGTTCGACTTTTGCTTGTGGCGAGGCTTTTCCTGCCCCCAGGTAAACGGCAGCGAGGGCTGCCGACAGCGTTTTATCAATTAAAGTTCGAGAATACTCATCCCAGCGAATATCCTTGTCTCGCAAAGCCTTCACAAGAACTTTCGACTGGTCCGTCATGAGACTCTCCAGCTTCTCTTGTGTTTTCGCTTTGCGAGCTAAGACTTCAGCTTGAGAGAAGTAGTCCGCTCGCTTTTTTGTTACCTGCCCGACCAAAGTTAGAAGGTCCATAGTTCCACTCTGAGCAGAAGTCTCGGAGCTATCAGCCCCGACCTCCCCAAGGAATGGAACGCTTAATTGCCTCGACATAGTCGCACTCTCCAGCCTGAACCATCTTCATTGCACGAGAATGGGGGTCTAGATCTTCGTCATCTTCAGGGTCACTGAAACGTCCCTCTGCGACAACTTCACCGAAGTGAACCATGTTGGGCAAACGCTCAAGCAGCGCAAACAACTTGGTCGTTGGAGTTTCTCCTTCTGCGAAGTCAAGTGTACCGAACTCAAGACCTTCGCAGTAGTTTTGAAGCTCTCTCTGAGGAATTACCCCGTCAGTCATTTTTCCTTCAGTGTACAGGCTGTCAACAAAGTCGGCGATGCGTTGCTTACGTGTTCTGGTCTGATGCTCCTGGTACTCTTTCTTCAGGCGAGAATTTTCGCTCTTAAGATTTTCCAGCTCGCGTTGGAACTCTTCGAACATTTGGGTGGGATAACCCATAGGCTTAGCCTGGCCCATTGACCCCATTCCACAGAAGTCGTCAGTTTCAGCGAATTCGTTGTCGTCACGGTCGCCATCCTCGTCCGGATCCTCTTCCATAACGGGACGCTTCTGCCCATAAGTGGAGCCTTTCCCGGTTCGAGTCATTGGATCGCGTTCTGCAAACTTGCGAGAAACTTTCCTGGAAGTCCCACACTCTTCCATATCAAGATCGTCTTCTTCAGCGTGGTCAATCGAAGGCTTTTCACCCGATCTCTGACGCAGCACACGAACTTTGCGATTACCCACTACATTTTCCAGGTCGACAGCAATGTCGATGTCGTCCGGCTCTTCCTCGGACCGGTCTGGGAAGTTTGTGGGTCCGTCTTCGCGACCGTGGGGGTCGTTCCCCGCAGAAACACCTGCCCTTTTCGCAGTTCGTGTAACACCGTCGGACTCTTCGCTGTGATCCGCAATTTCCTTACCTTTGACCGACGCCCTCTTTTGTCCGGAGGTTTGGTGAAGAACGCGAGAAACTTTGTTGCCCTTGGTGCTCTGAAGTGGCACAGCAATGTCCTCGGTGTCGGGCTCTTCCTCAGAGTCCTCAGAGACGGTTGTTGGCCCGCCGTCGCGACCGTGGGGGTCGTTTCCATCGGAGGTTCCCGGCTTGTTTCTTCCGGGGAGGCCGTACTCACCGTCGTTGTACTGGTCGTCTTCCATTGAACGGCGGCGACCCTCAGGTTGGTCAGCCCAACGGGAATCTTCGTCCCCTTCACCGTCGAGTGCTTTCGCCAGCTCTTCTCGGTCTTGCTCCTGGTCACCGTCCTTAGCAGTGTTTAAACGGTCCGTGTCTTGCGACGCATCCGACGTCAAACCTTCTCGGTCTTCCTCATCCCCTTGTCCAACCGACTGACGGTCCCCGTAGCTATCGTCGGATGACCGTGCTGTTTTAGAACGACCAGCTGGATCCCCTGGATCTTTCTCAGCACGTTTTCCAAACGATGCCTGTCTGTTCGCAGTTTTCTTAAACCCTACCTCAGCGTAGTCGCCCTCAGAATCTTCCTCGTCGGATTCTTCCACCTTCGCTGTCTTGGCCTTCATCTTAGCGATATTTTTCTTGAATGCCGCAGGAACTTCTCCGTGTTCCTTGGAAAGTTCATCTTCGTCGCCTTCGTCACCATCATCGGTGGCTTTGTTCTTAGCCTTCATCTTAGCGATATTTTTCTTGAAAGCAGCGGGAATCTCACGGTGTTCGTCCGAGAGTTCTTCATCGCCCTCTTCAAAAACCTCTTCCACAACTTGTACGTGGTGGCCGTGAGCCCCTTTCGCAACTTTGCGAGAGACTCCTTCGTCGAACTTCTCTTCTGGAAATTTGTCTTCCATGTTTGCTAGACTTTGAGCGGATTCGGAGACTTCAGCTCCTTCACGCCCCATTTTCTTTTTCATTTCGGAAAATTGCTGGTTAGGGTTTTCGGGGGCGGTACTTTCATCCGCCGAATTTGTAGTTTGTGTCGAATCGACGTCTGTTTCAGTCTGATCATCTTGGTTTTCTTGTAGCTCTTGAAGAGAAGAACTCATGTCTCCACGAATTTCCTCAAGCTTTTCCTTCAGGATTTCCAACGGGCCTCGCTCAACAAGAAGTGTGGGGCCGAGCTCATCGTCAAAGATGTCTTCGGGAGAGAGGGCTGAAGCGAAGTTGAACACTCCGTTACCTTCCTCAGAGAACGAGAAAGGCTCCAGGCCCTTAACCGCAGGGGGCGACGCTCCCAAAAGTGCCAAGTGCCGAACGCTCCACTGTCCCTCATGCGGGTTAATCGGAGAGTTCGGAGAGTAGAAGGATATGGAGACTTTGCGGTAATGCCCTTTTTTCACTAAATCTTTAGCAGTGTCAGTGAAGTCAACGTCTGCGTATAGCTTCTCTCCGCTTCTGACCAACTTTTTGACCCACCCAAAAGAAGGAACACTGTCGTTGTCCCCAGTATGACCAATAACAAGGGGTGCCTCATGTGTTTGGGGGTCGTAGGAATCAACAACTTGCTGAAGGTCTTGAGGTGTGAAGTTCCTTTCCACGCCCTGAGCAGAAACCTGGGGTCCCGCCGTAAAAACATGAACACGTTTTGAAAACACTTTGCTACTCGTTGTACTCATATACGTTTTTTACCCTTCTTTTTGCCCTCTTCAGTGGGTTCTAAGTCATTCCCGAACACTGAGTCGTAAAGGTTTCCATCTTCTTCAGGGTTGTACGTGGTTTGCTCACCGGATGGTTCTTCCTTCGGCTTTGGCTCGTCGCCACCCTCCGGCTCGTCCTCCGGACTTCCTTCGGGGTACTCCCCGTCAGCACCAAAAATAGATCCGTAAAGGTCCTCGTCCTCGTCAGGGCTATAGGTGGTATTCCCTTCTTCCTCTTTCGTCGTGAACTCAGGAGCTTCGTCTTCAAGCTCAATACGAAAATGCCTCTCAACCCACTCCCTACGCGGTTTGTACCCCTTGTCGATAAGGGAACCCAGGTCGGTGGCAGTGAGGGAAGACTCCTCAATTCGAAACTCCCTTGTGAGGGTTGGCGCTGCAACGTCTACACCGAAGTTAAGGTCTACAATCCATCGTACCAGAGTGCGAGTCAAAGTGTGAGAGATCGCTTCGGAAATTTCCGCTGCCTTCACAACTCGAACAACGTTTGCAACCTGTGAAGAAGCTCTGGATCCAGACTCAGCTTGCCCAGCCTCGTTTTCCCCGCAAAGTATGAGGCTAATTTCCTTGTCGATATAGTCAATCAGTCCCTTAAACACATCCGGAGTTCCGCTCGGGTTGACAAACTCAAGCTTGTACCCGTCCGGCAAAATTAGCGCAGTTTCCTGAGATAAGTTTGAGATATGATCATAAATCGTGTCAATTTCAGCAGAAGACGCGCTTAGGGGTGCGGTCGCAACAGCTGTGGGTGTTGCGTACCGGTCCCCATAGAGAACGTAGGACTCAAGGGCTCTTCTCCGAAACTTTACCAGGGGATAAAGAACTCGCCCTAGCGAAGTTCCGTATGGGTCTCCG